GGTCTGTATTTAGAAGGCAAAGATGCTGAAGAATTAAAAGACCAACTACAAGCAATTGTAGATAAATTTGTTCTAACCTTAGATGGTAAGAACATTAAAAGAGCCGAACTCCCTGTTAAGAAAACAACAGACGATAGAACAGGGATGGTTTTTAACTTTAAATGTAAAGCCTCAGGTACACGTTCTGATGGTACCAAGTGGGAGCAGTCACCAAAACTTTTTGATGCTGCAGGTAAACCCTTTACCACTAATAAAATCATCTGGGGTGGTACCCAAGCTAAAATTACTTTTGAACCAGTTACTTACTACACCAACTTAATTGGTGCAGGTGTATCACTGAGATTAAAAGCAGTTCAAATTTTAGATTTAGTTGAAGGTGGTTCATCCGCCCAAACGTATGGATTTACAAAAGAAGAAGGTTTTGTTGCAAACGAGGTTGAAACGAATGAAGAAGTTCAAGAGGAAACCTCCAGTGCAGCGAACTACTACTAAACCATTTCGGTCTGGTTTAGAGGAACGAGTTGCCCGACAACTTGATGAACAAGGTGTGACTTATGAGTATGAAGAATTAAAAATTCATTATACCAAACCCATTGAACACTCTACCTACACACCTGATTTCGTTTTACCTAATGGAATTATCATCGAGACTAAAGGTCAATTCGTTACCTCTGACCGAAAGAAACATAAACTAATCAAACAGCAATTTGGAGACAGATACGATATTCGATTTGTCTTTTCTAATCCCAACACACGCATCGGTAAAAAATCCAAAACAACTTATGCAGCTTGGTGTGAAAAATTTGGGTTCAAATATGCAAAAGAAAAAATTCCACAGGATTGGATAAAAGAAAATAAAAATGGCAAGAAAACAAACTGATTACATCATCATTCATTGTGCGGCTACTAGACCGTCAATGGACACAGATGCTAAAGAAATTGATAGATGGCACCGCTCTCGTGGCTTCCTTAAGATTGGCTACCACTACGTGATTAAGCGTGATGGAACCATTGAAGATGGTAGACGAATGGAAGAAATTGGCGCCCATTGTAAGAAGTATAACTGGCGTAGTGTAGGCATTTGTATGGTAGGTGGAGTTTCAGAAGACGACATCAATGTACCTGAAAATAACTTCACAGATGACCAATGGGCTGCTCTTTACATTTTAGTACAAGACCTAATGGGTGAATACCCTATGGCAAAAGTGATAGGTCACAACGAAGTTTCTTCAAAATTCTGTCCATCATTTGATGTGCAGTTGTGGTTAAGAAATAACGGACTTCCTTATCAAGAAAGTGAAACCGATGGGTCAACCACTGAAAACTGATAGCACTTTTTTACAACACGAACCTTGTCCTAAATGTGGCAGCAGTGATGCACTAGCTCGTTACTCCGATGGACACGCTCATTGTTTTGGTGCGGGTTGTGGTCATTACGAACACGCCTCTGAAATCAAAACTCCAGTAATCAAAATCTCACACGCAAATATGAAAAACTTTCAACAAGGTGAATACTTAGATTTAGTGAAAAGAAAAATCTCCAGTGAAACTTGTCGAAAGTATCAATACCAGTGCAATGAGAAATATCAGATTGCAAACTACTACAATAAAAAAGGTGAACTCGTAGCACAAAAGTTAAGAACACCTGAAAAAGAATTTAAATGGGTAGGAGAGAGCAAAGATATAATGTTGTATGGTCAACAACTCTTTCGAGATGGTGGTCAACGATTAATTATTACAGAAGGAGAGATTGATGCACTGACAGTTTCTCAATATGTTTTCCAAAATAAATTTCCTGTTGTCTCTATTCCCATGGGTGTTCAGTCAGCAAAGAAACATATTGCTAATAACATTGAGTGGGTTGAAAAGTTTGAGCAAGTCATTTTTTGTTTTGATAATGATGATGTCGGAAAAGCGGCAGCAGTAGAATGTGCAGAACTTCTTACTCCTAACAAAGCAAAGATTTGTACTCTTTCTTTAAAAGATGCCAATGAGATGGTCTTACAGGGTAAGAGCAAAGAACTCTTAGATACAGTTTATGACTCTCGTATCTATCGACCTGATGGAATTATTGAAGGTTCTGAAACTTGGGAACTTCTTATGCAAGAAGATAGTCAAGCATCAGCAACTTATCCTTATGAAGGATTAAATGAGAAAACTAATGGTATTCGTTCTCACGAAATCATTACAGTTACAGCAGGAAGTGGTATTGGAAAGTCTCAATTATGTAGAGAAATAGCTTATGGCTTAATTAAACAAGATAAGAAAGTTGCCTACATTGCTTTAGAAGAAGATGTAAGAAGGTCTATTACAGGGTTGGTTTCTTTGCGAATGAATCTTCCTTTGCATAAACCTGAAGTAAAACAAATAGCTGATGACAAAGAAGTACGTGAGGCTTGGGAATTTATTTCTTCAAAAGTTTATTTCTATGACCACTGGGGTTCAACCGATACAGACAACTTACTTAACAAAATTAAATATCTAAATCAATCTTGTGGATGTAATCACATTATTCTCGACCACATCTCTATTGTTGTTTCAGGTATTAACGATGGTGATGAACGAAGAATTATAGACAATATGATGACGAACTTGAGAAAACTTACTCAAGAGTTAGGTATCTCTTTAATCATCGTTTCTCATTTAAAAAGATTAGAAGGTAATCGTGACCATGTTGATGGTGTGCGAACTTCTTTAGGACACTTACGTGGTAGTGCTTCGATTGCTCAGCTTTCCGATATGGTTATTGGTTGTGAAAGAAATCAGCAAGATGAAGAGAACCCTAACGTAATGACTGTCCGCTTACTTAAAAATAGATACTCAGGAGAAACAGGAGTTGCGTGTCAACTTCAATACAACCTTGAGACTGGAAGATTAAATGAACTCGGAAGATTACAACCTGAAGATGAATCAGGCAGAAGAGAAAACCATTATTGATTTTGTTGATGAGTACATTCTTGCTGACCCATTCTTCAAAACACTAAGTCGTAAAGCACAAAAGGAAACACGCAAAACTTTTATTGTAGTGATGCGTGCAGTGTACAAAGCAAACAATTATCCCAATGTTGTTCCGATAATTTTTGCTCATTCCTATCAAGCAGCCGAGGTAATTGCAGATGCAATGAACAAAGTTTCACAAATCATCCCCGGTGTAGAACGCATCCGCATACAAATCACTAACTAAACCGAAAGAGGTAAATTATGAAAAAAGAATATGTCTTTGACATAGAGTCGAATGGTTTATTGGATGACCTTACAACTATCCATTGCATTGTTTTAAAAGATGTAAACACCCAACAACTATTTAGTTTTGAACCTTCCGAGGTTGAAAAGGGGTTGGAATTGTTAAGTAATGCAGACCATATTATTGGTCATAACATTATTAAATTTGACATTCCTGCTATCCAAAAGGTCTATCCTGAATGGAAAACTAAAGCACAAATAACCGATACTATTCTTTGTTCTCGACTTATTTGGTCAGACATTAAAGATAAAGATTTTAAGTATGCAGCAATGCATAAAGAGTTCCCAATGAAAATGGTGGGAAGACACTCCTTAGAGTCTTGGGGGTATCGACTAGATTTTCATAAAGGTGAATATGGAAAAACTACTGATTGGTCAGAGTGGACTCCAGAAATGCAACAATATTGTGAGCAAGACGTTCATCTCAATTCAAAGTTGTATGAAGTAATTCAATCAAAAAATTATTCTGAAACTGCTGTGTTCATCGAACACGAATTTCAAAACTGTATTAAATCACAAGAAGACCACGGGTTCTTCTTTGATGTACCTAAAGCTCAAGAACTTTACACACAACTACAAAGACGTAGAGGAGAATTATATAATGAACTACAAGAATTATTTCCTCAGTGGGAAAAAGATGATGGTATCTTGGTTCCAAAAAGGAATAACAAAACTAAAGGATATGTGGCAGGTAAACCTGTCCAAAAAACAAAAACTGTTATTTTTAATCCTAATAGTAATGACCATATTGCTGATAGGTTAAAAAATAAATACAACTGGAAACCAAAAGAATTTACCAAAGAAGGCAAACCTCGTATTGATGAAACTGTTTTAGCAAGTCTTCCTTATCCTGAAGCAAAACAATTAGCTGAATATAAATTAATTCAAAAGCGAATTGGGATGTTAGCTGAAGGTGACGCTGCTTGGTTAAAAGTTGTTAAAGATAATTTTATACACGGACAAGTAATTACGAATGGAGCAGTTACAGGTCGGTGTACCCATAAGTTTCCCAACATAGCCCAAGTACCATCAGTCTCCGCACCCTATGGGAAAGAGTGTCGTGAGTTATTCTCCGTACCTGATGGTTACAAATTAGTAGGTGTGGATGTCTCTGGTTTAGAACTCCGTTGTTTAGCCCATTATCTCTATCCCTTCGATAACGGAGCAATGGTCAAAGAACTATTAGAAGGAGACATTCACACTGCTAATCAAAAAGCTGCAGGACTTCCCACAAGAAATGATGCCAAAACATTTATCTATGCTTTTATTTATGGAGCAGGAGATACTCGTTTAGGGGAAATTGTGGGTGGAAGTATTAAAGAAGGTAAGCAATTACGTAAACAATTTCTTACTAAAAATCCCGCTTTAGGCTACCTCAAGAATGATGTGGAAGCTAAAGCAAAACGATACGGTTTTCTTAATGGTATTGATAAACGACAACTCCCTGTTCGTTCCGTTCACAGTGCATTAAATACCTTACTACAATCGTGTGGTGCCATCATAGTAAAGAGGGCAACGATTCTTTTAGATTCTCGAATTAAATGGCTGAATCTTCAAGATAAAGCCTCAATGGTTGCACACGTACACGATGAAATGCAGTTGCAAGTAATCGCTGATAAAGCAGATGAAATTGGCAAAGCTGCAGTTCACTCAATCAAAGAAGTACAACATGTCTTTCAACTTAACTGTCCGCTTGATGGAGAATACAAAGTAGGCTCCAATTGGGCAATGACGCACTAAAATACTGTCATAACTCTCGTTGGGATGTTGACTTAGAACACGGTCAACATCACGAAAAAGAGTTTATGAAAAACATTGGACACTCAGGTGATAAAATTGAAATCAAATCTGAGCGAAACTGGTGGGATAAGACAGGAAACCTTTGTATTGAGGTAGAACGAGATGGCAAACCCTCAGGTCTTAGCGTTACTAAAGCATCAATATGGGTACAAACTTTTACTAAAGGTAAAGTTCAATACTTCTCCATCATCATTCCTGTCAAACGATTAAAGAAACTCGTCAAAAAATATAAAGACAATTTCAAAATGGTTGGAGATGGCAGACGCACAAAAGGAATACTGATTCCTTACAAAGATATTATATATGAAATTACCAACACAGATTAATATAGGTCACGAAACAATAAAGATTGAAGTTGTACCTACCCATCTTTCTTATGAATTATGTAAAGAAGAAGGAAGTTTTCACTCTAATTTAAGAACCATTTTTATTAGCGAAGATATGGTTAATCGAGGAGGTGCCTCGTTAGCTAATGTTCTCATTCACGAGTTAATGCACGCCATTTATTGGCTCGACAATTTATCAAAAGATTCATCCGAAGAAGACATTGTTAATTCAATTTCTAACGGAATGACTGAGTTACTGCTACGAACAGAACTACTAACATTTATTAACAAGGAGTTAAATTATGCAAAGAAAAAATAGAAAACTGCTAGTCGATGGAGACATCGTAGCTTACACCTGCTCCACATCATGTGAATATCCTATTAAGTGGGATGATGATTTGTGGACACTACACGCTAGTGAAGAAGAGAGTATTACGAAATTAGCGGATACATTAACATATTACGAAGAAGTCTGTTTTATAGGTAAGGTTGTAATTGCTTTATCGGACAAGGATAATTTTAGAAGACAAGTTAATCCTGAATATAAATCTAACAGAAAGTCAGTGAGAAAACCCCTGACTTATAACCCTTTAAAGCAGTGGATGATGGATAATTATGAAACTGTTATTTATAAAAATTGTGAAGCAGATGATGTCTTAGGCATCCTTGCCACTACAGATGATGGTTATGACAAAGTTATTTTAACTAAAGATAAAGACCTCAAAACTATCCCTAGCACTATTTACTTTATGCAAGGTAATGGCGTGTATGAAGAGATAGATAAAGATACTGCTGATTATAATTTTATGAAGCAAACTTTAGTTGGAGATAGAACCGATGGTTATACAGGTTGTCCTTCCATTGGCGAAAAGACAGCTGAAAAACTTTTACTTCCTCTTAAAGGAGATTTAGTTGCAATGTGGAATACAGTCTGCAAGCAATTTGAAAAACAAAACTTATCTGACAAGGTTGCTTTAGAACAAGCAAGACTTGCTAGAATTTTAAGAAATGGTGAATACAACACCAAAACTCATCAACCAATACTATGGAGTATCTAATGAAAGCACACGATTATTTAAATACCGCAACTATCTTAGTAAGCGAAGACCGACACCAAACTCACGGAGATAAACTTTTAAACCACGCCAACATAGCCAAACTTTGGAGTGCTTATAAAGATATGGAGTTTACTGCAAGAGATGTTGCGATGATGATGGCTTTATTAAAAGTAGCTAGAACAAAATTAGGCAACCATAATGCAGATGATTATGTAGATGGAGCAGGGTACTTAGCTATTGCAGGTGAGATAGCAGATGCCTAAAAAGTCTAATAAACACCACCTTAAAGATAACACTGATGAAATCTTACAGTTACCTCACTTAGATAGTGATTTAATTGATGCTTTAGACCAAAGATTTCCTGAGCAATCTGCTGATTTATTATGGTCAGATAGGGATGTTTGGTTTAAATCAGGTCAACGCAGTGTCATCCGATTTTTATATCAACAACTCAAGGAACAAGAGGAGAATATCTTATAATGTGTTTTTCAGGAGGAGGCGGTAATCCGCCATCCCCACCACCACCCGCAAGACCACCTGCAGAGATGAATACGCAAGCATCACCTGCATCGGCTGAAGCTAGTGGAAGAACTTCAGACGCTTCAAATGTCGCTTCTAATAGAAGAGGAAGAAGTGTGCTGAGAATACCGTTGCTAAATAGTAGCAGGGGTAGTGGTGTTCAAATACCAGTTTAATTATGTATGACCAAAACGTAGGTACTGCTCAAGGGCGGTATCAGAGTTGTTCCATTAATCGTGAAGTTTTCTTAGAGCGAGCAAGAGATAGTTCTGAACTCACCTTACCAACCTTAATCCCGCCAAAGAGTGCGAGTAATGTCACACGTTATCCTACTCCCTATCAAGGTATTGGCGCTAGAGGTGTCAATAACCTTGCATCCAAACTTTTACTTGCACTCTTACCTCCTAACTCTCCGTTCTTCCGAATGAAAATAGATGATTACGTCATCAAAGAATTAGAAGGCGAACAACAACTTAAAACAGAAATTGAAAGTGGCTTATCTCAAATTGAACGAGCCATTATGACTGACATTGAATTAAATGCTGATAGGGTTGCAGTCTTTGAAGCCCTAAAACATTTAATTATTGCAGGAAATGTTTTGTTGTATGTAGGAGAAGAAGGTCTCAGAGTTTTTTCTTTAGAACGATATGTTTGTAAACGTGACCCTATGGGAAATGTTTTAGAAATTGTTACGAAAGAAAGTTTGGCTCCTTCTAGTTTACCAGAAGAAATTGTAGAGGCTGTCAAAGCACGATTAGATTCAGACGAGAAAACCGTAGAGTTATA